TGTCGATCACCGCATCGGTCAGCCTGACCGGGACGCATGTCCCGTCCATCTCGAAACCGTCCTCGTTGACGTAGGTGAGGGTGGTGGTCATCACTTGGCCTCTTCGATGGTCGCTGCGAACATCTAGACACACTCGTCGTTGCCGAAGTAGCGACGGGAGTTGACGACCCAGACGGTCTTGACCTCGCCAGACCTCATCGTCACGGCGCACACGGCGCTCTTGCCGTCCATCGCCTGACCGGCTGTCCCTGTCGGGCCGACAACCATCCAGCCACCGTTTCGCCTGTCGCGACGGAAGCCGGTCGCGGCGACCGCCTCGTTGTGTGCTGCACGCTCTTCGGGGGTGAGCAGGTCGTCCATCACTTGACCTCTAGTGGTACTCATGACGACACCCCATTCACCCAGTCGGCCCATTCATCGAACATCATACCGACGGTGCCAAGATGACTAACGTCGATCCCTGTCTCATTGTCAGTCCACGCCTCAGTCCCCGCCGTATGAGGTCCCCATACATCCATAATGACACCTTCGGCGGTGATGTTGACTATCAGGTTCCGACCGTCGTCAAGATCGAATACGTATTTGTCGTTGCGAACCTCAATAACAGTGCCCTCAACGACAGTGCCAGTTGCCTCATTCATGACGACACCTCATCCACATAACCGTCGAACAGGTCAATCGACTGAACTGCGACCAAACTTCCGTCAGTCAGAACCAACCATTGAGCATACGCGTCCAGATCATTGGACTCCAGAAAAGCGACCAACCGGGCATTCTGCCCGCCTTCGGCCACATCACCGCTGACATACGTGGCTCCGTCGATTGCCTCGCAATCAAGCCACCCTTCGGATGACCAGATTCTAGAAGCCTCTTTTTCGTTCTCATCTATCGGCGCGTTGGCATCAAACGCTCGCACTGTAACCGTTCCACCCTCGTAATTCTGATTGTTGCTCATTGCTTCACCCTTTCTATTGTTGTTGTTATTGTTACTCATGAATAGCCTTCTTTAACATTTCCAAGAGATCGATATGACACTCTCCATCACATGTCTCTATATCAGGGAACAACAGTTCACACAAAGCTTCTCTAATCTTGTCCTGAAACCACTCCCCGTCAGTATAGATATCACACCGATGTTCTGTCTCAAAACGAATCTCTTCCTTCTGTTCATTAGTTAGCGGCATCTTTACTCTTCCCTTCCCTGTATAGCGCTAAAGCAATCATAGCGTAAGCAGCAAGATCCATTAAAGAATCCTCCACTCCCTCATTCTTCAACTCGCTACCAGACGCAGCAGCCTTCAAGCGCACCACCTTATCTCCAGCACGCACCATAGCACCAACCCAAGGCTCAACACCCCAATCTGAGGACTGCCTGATATTTAGAAAGATATCATCAGCCACACCATAATCGGCACTCTTCTTCTTATGTAAATCCGACATCTCCTTTAATATCCTCAAAAACTCTGGATGTCCTTCACTCATTGATACATTCCTCTCGTTGTAGACTACCTTCCGAATTCACGACTAGCCCTCTCAGCTTTGCTTCTGTTTCAATAAACTCATCTTTCAATCCATGCAGCCTAGTAAATCTAGACTGATAATTAAACCATCCTTCATCACCCAACCAGACTTTCTCTTCAGTTTGCTGGTGCAGTTCCTGCATTTGAAAATCTTCCAACAGAAAACTCAAAACCCCAAGAGGCATGTAGACTATAACATCATAATCAACATTGCTGCCATTGTCTTCTGCGTACCTTTTCAATATTAATTGAAATTCTTGTATAACATCCTCTACGCTCTTACCAGCAAAATGCTCAATAGTTCCGTATTCATTACGTTTTCTAGGGCAAAAATCATCAACTTCTGTAATGGTGCCATAGGCACGGCAAACCAAAGGGCGATAACCATATATGGTACAACCATTATCCCAAAATGCACATTGCAAATCGGTAGACTGCTCATTCTCACCCCAAGACTTGTCATACATGCGGTCAGTTAAAGCTTCAATACGAGAATTTATCCAAGCGTCAGCAGACTCCTGACCCTCGCTCTCCATCCTGAGGTAGTATTCTTGCCTCATCCTAAACGCAATATAGGCGCATTCCGTCAAGTGTATCTTTAAACCAACCTTACAACACTTGCCTGAGTTAATGCACCCAAATTCTGTCTCATTATGTTTTGCCTGAAAAACTCTGATCTTATTATAGGCCATATCCAGCCTATTAAAGTTCACAAGATCATTGGGATGTATTTCCCTATTGGTCATCGACCCAGTTTCTTTCTTCTAGCCCTTATTGCCTTTTGTCTTTCACGCTGCATGCGCTCTACTCTTTCCTGCATAGGTGACTTAGGCCTTCTCTGAGAGACGCCTTTAAGCACCCTACCCTTACCTTTGAATTTTAGTAGATCGTATTTCTTACACCAGTTATATAGCGCCTGTGGAGTAACTTCAATATTATGTGTCTGCTTGAGCACCTTGCATATGTCAGTTAGCTTCATCCGCTTCTTGACATAATGCTCATACAGCCACCCCTTATCCTTATAAGGCTCCATCTTGCCCATATAAAACTACTCTCCGACTAGATCTTTTAAAGCGCTAGCAAAAGTGCCATTCTTGGTAACAATCTTACCCCAAGCGTCAATTACCGCCTCATCAGAGTTGGGAAGTTCATTGGCACTCATGCCATGATCATGCTCCAACGACGTCCTCATAAGACCAATAACATCTGAATCATGGTCATGCGACCATGTTTGAACAGGCGCTACGGGAGGCTTCGATGTAAACGGTGTAACCTTAGGCGTAAAAGCCTTTTTGGCATCATCATTATCGTTATCACTCATATTATTCTCCTTTTTGAACACAGCATATTTTACCACGCTGCAGTGGTGAATCAGGTGACCCCTTCAAGATTTTTTTCAATTTCTTTTTGGCATCCCCATGTAGCGATACCGATAGCATCAATCTCATCAGAATCAAACTTCTCTGTATCAAGAAGTTCCGAACTGATTCGTTCCGCTAACAGGCGCCTGACCCTATGTTTTCTTTCGTAAGAAGCTTTTTTCTTAGCTTCTTTCTCCCCCATTGTCATAGACCATGCGAGAATATCTTTCTTTGTTACTCTATTATACCCTATTTGCGTCTTCCAAACCAAAGGCGACGCTTCCACAATTGGAACCTTATGTAAAACAGCTGTAGCCATAGATGCTCCCACAATATATGAGAGGTCCCTGCTCGTCTGGTAATTCTGAATGTATACCGTCTGCTCAATGTACGCTACATCAGGTTTAGACATCGCCACAACCTCTGGAAGAGTCTCCACAATGCCTCTGATCTTGACCTCCATCCCTTTCTGCTTGACCAGTTCTATCTTGCCATAGTCCAGCACTTCCACATCTCCTTGACGATTTGCTACGCATAGCGCCCAAGCCAAAGAATGTGTCGCTGGGTCTATGCCCAATACTTTTATATCCTTAAGAGATCGCAATGTCTTCACTCCATACTCCTACGAACCTCTTTCTCATTCCAGCCCCAACCAACAAGTCTCTGCACATATCTTTCTCTCTTGCAACACTCGCAGATATTTTCCTGATTATACCTAGAAAGTATCGTAGAGCATTCCTTAGTTTCGCATGTTCTAGTTGAATTTAAACGAGCCTTTTTATCATAGTACCTTTGCAGTACCTTTCGATTTGTAATTATTTTACGACATTCCGCACTGCAATAAATAGCATTGTACACCCTAGGTGTAAACTCTTTGCCACAGTCAGAATTGGCGCAATTCCTACAGTTTGACACCTTCTTCGTTATCACCCCAACAAAATGCTTTCGCATCACAATTTTGGCATTTAGGTGACGTAATCTTATACGGTCTCACAGGCAACTTGTCATCCAAGAAACCTTGATACCACTTAGACCACTTCTTAAACAACTTGTCAATATAGGCGTCATCCCGTTCCATATAGATAGGCAAAATCTGCTGATTGTTCTTATTCTCATAAATAACAAAACCATCATCCAGATCCAAACATCTCATATAAACCTGAGCCTGCCTGATATGATCATCCTTAGGCTTATTGTGCAACTGCCTATAATGGAATCCCTCCTGAGAGATAGACTTAAGTTCAATCAACTTACGCCCATCCCAATCAATGATACCATCAGCAGTACCCCTAACGGGCGGATCCTTATGATCTACAGGAATCTCTTCCTCTAGCAAAATATCCATATTCCTAAAGTAATCATACAACCTATCATGAACAGCGTGACCATTATCAAAAATTCTATACGTATGGCCAGTGAAAGTCGGCTCAACCGAAATACCCCTGAACAGATATACCCAATACCTAGCGCATTGGTTAGTGTAACTTGGGTGAAACCCATCAACACGTTTAAAATCATTTTGATTCTTGACAACCAAATAGTCGTCTACAGCCTTAACCAACTTGTCCTCTAAAGAAATTTTCACTTCCCTTTCAGGGACATTAACCATCTTCAATCGTTGCAAAGATTTCACGTAGCACTCCTAGCCAGAAGCTTCAAAGTATTAATATTTTCCTCCAAAGCTTCATGTAAAGTATACCATATATCCTTGGTAATCTTGTCTTCATTTGACATAATCGTTGAATTCCTCTTATACGCTTGCGCTTTAACAATCACCTTAGTCCTATACGCAGCCAAAATGGCAGCATACTTTGCAGCCTGTATACCAATATACCTGCCTGGGTTTTCGATAATATCATCAACAATATTCATGACTGAAACGAATTCCTCAGCCTTATCGCCCATAGCAACTTCAATCTGATCCATTGATAGAATCATATCTCTACTCATAGTATCCTTCCAATTTTCTTTAATTCCTTCATGTATACTTCGTGAGCCTCTTCTTCAGTATGGTAGTACCCTAAAGAAACTTGCTTCTTGCCAATTCTAATAAGTGCTTGGTACCTTTTCTTTCTGCCGGCATCATTGCGGTAACTGACGCCTCTAGATTTATCCCATCTATCACAATTTCTTGCATTCATAGCATTCGTTATCACTCTAAGATTTTCAAATCGATTATCTAAAGGGTCACGGTTTATATGATCTGTCACCATCCCCTTTGGAACATCGATGCCGTGAAGCCTAAGCACTTCTCTATGCAACCAAATCGTCTTCCTTTTGCCACGGGGTGCCACCATTCTCTTAGCATAAGGATACTTCTGCCGGTGCGACCTAAAAGAGGCATACCAGTTATAAGCACCCAGTACAGGCAACATATCAAGATCAATAATAGTCTCATATCCTTTTGTGAGTTGCAAGACGCCCACTCCATCACGAACAAAAGCATGACGCTTAAGTTTGATCTTACGCATAGTCGCTCCCTTCCACTAACTCCAAGAACACCGTCCACTCAACTACAGCCAACTTGCGTTCACTATCCTTACCAAGCACCAAGCAAAGCAAAGGATACCTATAATTCTCATTAAGAGCATCCTTAGCATGCTTTCTCCAATTAGCAAGAGAAACAGTATGCGACTTCTCACAATGCTTATAATCAATAAGAAACTTGTTTTTCATCGCATCACCCTTCCTCATACCACGGCCAGAATTCTTAACAGCCTTAGCGCCATCCTTCTTAATCTCTTCCTTCTCCGTGCGCTTCATCCCACCAGCACCTTAGAAGAAATCTCACCATGCTGCACATCCGACAAACTAATATTGCCAGCCCCGTTCCACTTCTCTTCACCATAGTAGAACCAAGCACCACGACGCTCAATGATCTCCATCTCAACAGCAATATCAATCAACTCACGCAACGTATCAATACCGCCCTCCTGAGGGAGAACATAATAGTGACCAGAAGTGCCAATAGAGGCACGCTGCTTAGTCTTCTCAACACTCCAAGCAACCTTCTGAGAAGTAATCATCTTAGCATTATCCCGCTCCATCTCAGCCTGAGACATAGACAGAAACAACTTGATGATATTGTGCATATTATGATGCACCGTATTGCCATACTTGCCACGCAACGTCGGATACATGCCACTCAAGTCAACCATCTGATGCGACACAAACAACATCATGTTGCGTTCCTTATGCAAATAGTTCACCAACTTTTGAAGGAAATACCCCTGCGACCTAGCAGCAAGACCCATAGCCTTACCACCATCAGGTTTAGCATAAAACTCGTCCTTCATTAGATTAGACAGAGAATCCACCAAATAAATATGCTTCTCATCCCTATCCTCCAACAACGGAGTAATCGTCTTAAGTATATCTTCAATAACCGTACCCTGCACAATAATAGGATCACTAATATCCACCCCACACTGTTCAGCATACTTATCCTTATATGAAAACTCAGAATCAATAATAACAGGCCTATAGCCTCGCTTCTGAGCCTCCGCAACAATGTGATAACACATAGTTGTCTTACCTGCTGAAGGCGTACCCCACAGCAAATGCGTCATACCGGAATACAAGCCCCCACCCAACGCGCGGTTTAAACCCACCGAAGGTGTTGGAATAATCTCATACTCAGGCATATGATCGCCTTTTCTTTTATCAATCACTAACATTTATACTCATCCTCCTACAATAATCATTAATATCAATAATAGCTTCTGCGCCGTCAACTTTATATCCCTCATCATCCTTAGAGATGGGGGTGGGCTTAACGGCCACCCACTTGCCTTCAAACTTACTCAGCTTCTGAGCATAACGACCATACAAATACGGGAAAACAACAATCTTATGAAAACCAATGCCATCCCACACATACACGCTCGCCATCATCTTGCCCTTCGCTGTCCTAAAGGCACGAACATTCACCACCTTAACCAAAGCCTTCTCATCCGTCATAGTCCCAAGACCATGCTCATACAACCAAGAATGATCATGCTCCAAACCAGACTCCACCATATCCATCAACCCAGTAACCTCATTGACAGAATCAGTAGCATCAGCGTAACAATGCAATGTACGATCACCAACCAAACCATGAACATAATCACGCTTCTTCAACTCGTTGTCCAAATCCGCAAACACAGTAAACGAACCAGTAGGATCCTCAAACTCAATCCTAACATAACTAGGCGTCCTCTTCACAGACCGAACCACAGCCTTAACAAAATGCATAGCAATATTGTCATCCTCAACCTCAGCAGCAGGCGTAAAATCACCACTCTCATCCACAGCATCAGCAATAGGAAAACCCAACAAAGGCATATAATACTTCTTATGGTCAAACTCAGAAACATGCCCCAAAGAATTCAAAGCACCAACCTTATCCAAATTCTCCAGAATATTACTACGCAACTTCCGCTTCTCACAACGGCCAGTCATCTCGTCAACAGACGCAAAAGGACGCTTAGTTAAAACCTCTTCAATAGCACCAACACCAACACCATCAATATTCGACAAGCCAAACCTAATCGAACCACCATCCACAGAGAAAAACTCTTCCGACAGATTCACATCAGGAGGCTCAATCTCAATACTCAAACGCTTCGCCTCGAGCAAGTAAGCAGTAATACGCTCCCGATTAGACTCATTGTACAACAAAGCCCAACAAAACTCCACAGGATACAAAGTCTTCAACCACATAGACTGATACGACAACATCGAATACGCAACAGCATGCGACTTATTAAACATGTACAAAGACGACACTTCAAAGTCATCCCACATCTTCTGCGCATCATCCTCATCCATGAGATTATTCACCACGAACTTATCACGATACTTCTCAAACTCCAACACATCGCGCTTCTTACCAATAATCTTACGCAACTTATCAGCATCAGACCAAGTAAACCCAGCCAACGCAACAACAGCCTGCATCAACTGCTCCTGAAAGATAAACGTACCAAACGTCTCTCTCAAAATAGGCTCCAACACAGAATGCTTGTACTTAACATTTTTTGAACCGACCCGCCTCTTAACGAAGTCGTCACCCTGTGTCAACAAGGCACCGGGACGAACTAACGCATTAGAAATCATAAGGTCTGCAAAACTCTCACAAGGCATCCTGTCCAGCAAACCCCTGTACGCTGCTGCATCAGCCTGAAAGACACCAGTCGTCTCAGCTATGTCAAACTGCTCATAAACAAAATCCTCATTCAAGGCCAAGGAATCTTCCTCTAGCACCTTTAAAGCATCGTCATCCAAATTGTACGTTTCCTGGATCTTCTTAAAGCAGTCTTTAATAACAGACACCATCTTAAGGCCAAGAATATCAATCTTGATTAAGCCTACTTCCTCCGCATCCTCCATATCGAATGCCGTCACATCCGTCCTGTGGTCCGCTGTAGACTCCTTACGGGATTCAATAGGGCAGACCTGCCACAGGGGCTTAGAGGACACCACAACGCCCGCTGCGTGCATTCCAGCGTTACGCACCCTTCCTTCCAACCTCTCTGCCACTGGATGAACATCCACGTACTTCGTACAGAACTCACGAACTTTATTATTGCGACTCATATCATCTAGAGACTCAAAAAGCTGTGTTATTCCATTGATCTCCTTGTAATCCACACCAAATACTCTAGCAACATCTTTAACGGCAGACTTAGCCTTATACACACCAAAAGTGGAAATAGAGGCTACATGTTCCTCACCCCATTTATCCTTAAGGTACTGCTTGACTTCCCCCCGACGCTTATCCTCAAAATCCAAATCAATATCAGGGTAATCATTACGATCAGGATTGATAAATCTTGCAAACAGTAAGCCATGCTCTATTGGATCAACAATAGTAATATCCAATAGATATGCCAATAAAGAACCACCCACAGAACCTCGTCCAGGTCCTACACCTATATCGTTATTCTTAGCCCAATTTACAAGATCCCAAATAATCAAAAAGTAATCAGCAAAGCCAGTCTTTTCAATAATATCAAGTTCGCTATCAAGCCTATCTTTATACTCCCCATTCAAACCGCGACTAGACAGAGACATTTCCGCTATTTCACGAAGATACCAAATGGAATCAAACTTAGAGTTATATTTCGGCAGCAAAGCATTCTTAGTTGATAATGAAGCATTACACTTATCAGCCACTTCGAGCGTATTCTCTAAATAACTAGAATTATATCCCAAATCTGTAAACAAGCTTTTCACATCAGATGCATTCATAATCCACGGCTGAATCTCATCAAAGCGCAGCCTGCGCTCTGGATACAGCGTGTTAATCTTCTTAATGAGATCCACGCCAGAGTGTGTAGCGCAATCGTTATGCTCAATAGCATGGCGCTTATCAGCAGCACTCATAGAAGGATACTGCGCCACCGTCAACAAAACTTCCTCTATTCCAGCATCACTTTTAAAGGGATAATGACAGTCAAGAGTCGGAACTACAAGTTTCCCATAGGCGCTAGCGAGGTTTATAAGACCCTCATTTATTTTCCCCGGGTTCCAAGACTGAATCTCAAAATAGAAATCGTCACCAAAGATATCAACAAACTTCCTAGTGAGTCTCTCAGCCCTGGCACTATCATCATTCTCAATAGCCTTAGCAATGGCGCTACCACGACAACCAGATAGGGCTATAATATCATTACCCACAATCCTCTCAAGCATTCCAAAATCCATACGAGGCTTGTAATAGAAACCATTGCTCCAAGCTTCTTTATTGAGTCTAAATAGTTTCTTTAATCCATCATCATTTTTAGCCAAAAGAATTAAATGATAACGTTCAGTTTTTTCGTCTAACTTATCGTCTTCTAATCTAGGTGTAAAATAAGCCTCAATCCCAAAAATAGGCTTAACGCTTTGCCCTTTACAGGCATCTTGAAACTTTAGAACACCAGCCATACTACCATGATCAGTAATAGCTATAGAAGTTTGCCCATTCGTAGACGCAGCCTGCGCCATCTCATACGGAGTAGACATACCATCTAATAAAGAATACTCACTATGGACATGTAAATGTACAAAATCGGTCATACGAAGCGCACCAAGTCAGTCAATTCCACAGGGGAAACTATCTTGACATGAATACCGCCCTCATTCAACAACGCAATAGCATCATCATGAGTATACTTAGCCATAGCATACACTTCTTTTACGCCAGCATTAATTAGCGTTCTAGAACAAAATACACAGGGAGTGGTAGTCAGATACATCCTACAGCCATCTGTACCAACACCGTTCTTAGCGGCATTAAGAATCGCATTCAATTCTGCATGCACCGCCCTGCACTTCTCCCAACTCTTTCCAGACTCTCTACTCGCACAACCCTCACCACAATGCACCGTACCCCTAGGGGAGCCGTTGTATCCAGTAGACAAAACATGCTTAGTGTCCATATCGACAATCACACATCCTACCGCTCTAGACGGACACGTAGACCTAGTTGCCACAAGCGTAGCCATACGAAAGAAATAAGTATCCCACTCTGGCCTCTCCACCACGCCAATCATATTATCCGTACCCACAATCACACATCCTTTCTAAAAATTAACTCATTATAAGGGATATCCCACTCACGTAGCCATCTCTCAGTCACTTCTCTAAACTTTGGATCCCTATCAGTATAGAATTCGATATCAAAACCTTTTCCAAACCACTCATTGATAAAATACCATGCATCAACATATGGCTTAGCATTCAACAGAGATAACTCTGTAGCTTCAAAAGGTTCTTCTTCTGAATCCACTACCACCTCATCTAAATCAAATCTAAATAAAGAACCCATATCACACCTTCCTAAAGCAGAAGGGGGAGAGGATGACCCCCTCCCCCTCCCTACTCTACATTCCTACCAACCACCACCGGATGAAGCAACTTCACCCGTAGTGTAGAAGGACTCCTGCTGATCATAAGGCACAACCTTGTAAACGTTATCAAGATCATGCATCTGCAAGTTAGTAATACTCTCAGGCGCATCGCCATTCTCTAACGGAATCAGAGTATAGCTTGTGTCCTGAGGGCCACTACCAGTCCGACTGAACTTGTAGTAGCGATCCATAATAGTTCCATATGTCTCAGCATACTCAATGATTGTCTGACCAATGTGACGAGGATTGGTAAGAGTAGCCTCAATAATACGAGGCTCCCAATTACCCGGCTCAGTCTCAACAGCAGCGTTAATCAACAGCACAGGCCGTGGCTTCCACCGCTTATCAGTAATCATCTGCTCCTTAGCCCAACAGCGATAATCGTGATCTGCTGAATCAGCAGTACTCATCGCCTTGAACTTCCAATTGACAGGGGACGTAACAACTGGAACAACTGCTGCTGTTCCTGCGTCCTCGTCAAAGTTTGACCCATCTTCTGTAAGCTCCTGACGAAAGCGAATCTTATAGTTGTCTCCATCACGCAGGTAAATAAACCTCTTACCCACTCCAGAGGCACTACTAGATTCCTCAATCGTCTTCTTCATATCTGCAAGTGTACTATAACTTTTCATATTTTTCTCCTAGTTGAAAATTGAATTTTGTTTATTCTCTATTATATTGTTTATCTGTTCGCTATTTAAGTCAGCAGCATCTTTGAAACCCTCTGGACATTCTGCCAGATACGTTTCCTTTCCGCGTACCCCCTCCATTATAGCATCTTTCATGGCCCGACCGGCGTCATCATTGTCAGGAATTACCGTGATGTAATCAAAGTAATTTTTGATTAGTTTCATCTGATTATCCGTTATGATGGCACCAAGTGTAGCCACAACATTAGGGTAACCTGCTTGATGTATTTTCATTGCATCAAGACTACCCTCCACGATGATTACTTCATCGTAGATCTTAGCGTTATTCAAATTGAACAGTATATTCCTTTTTGGAAAACCTGTGCTATACAGATACCTTGGAATCTGCTCCTTTGTTACCGCTCTACCTATCAATCCCACCAAATTAAAAAATTGGTCTCTGGCTGGGATAACAACTCTGCTTTTCGGAACCGAGAAGCCTATCTCAAAATACTCCAACGTTTCCATACTGAAACCTCTATCTAAGAGTATATCCAATACAGATGTATCAGTATTATAAGATACTTTACAATTATTTAATTGCTCTTCAATCTCTCCAAAATCCTCTTCCTCTTCTTCCTCGCTAAGAAGTTTATCAATATAGTCTTTCGAGGCAGATTCAAGATCTCTATAATCTTCATTAAGTAGAAGCTTCTTGAGCATCCTGATACCACCACGCATATTGCAATCAGGGTTAAAGCATTGCCATAAGCCCGTATACCTATTGATAGAAAATGACGGCGTATTCATATTGTCGTGAAAAGGACAATAAGCCACCATCTCAGTACCCATCTCACTCATAATGGTAACGGCACCCCGATGCAAAGTGTCTCTGATGGTTGTTTCAAGCGATGGCATCGACAGTATAATCGAAGTACGTTGTTGTAGGATCATACGACCATACAAACTTGCATTCCATTACCTCCACTCCGGTCTCTTTCAATTCTTGAGTAATCTCATCCGTTATCCAAGGCTTGAGCCTGATAATGGTTTCGACATCTTTAGCGCTACCTTCATACGCCTTCACGATATTAGACACCCCATTCTTCCTTCCACTCACCAGTATCCAGATTCCAATCTAAATAGAACCCGAAATGATTGGCACGACGTACTTTTCTGCTCACCACCTGAAATATACTAGAGTCCATTTCTCTATGCAGAGAAAGAACCAAGTCGGCATCGTAAGCCAACTGCTTACTCCAAGCGACTTCCTCCAATTCAGGAGGACGCTCAGAATGACCATCCTGCATCGTAACAGCAGCTACATCAATGATAGGAACGTTATTCTTCACAGCCATACGCTTAAACGCCTTAGACAGATTCTTAGCCTTCTCAGTCTCAGACTTAGCACCACTGGCATCATCAAACAAACCATGATAATCAAGGATAACCAAATCCGGGCTATACTGATCAATCTTGGCTTGAACTAAATGCTGATCTGCCACATCTAACCCATCAGAAGTGATCAAATAGAAAGGATGCATGTCCGTAAACGTATCCTCAGCCCACTTCTTATACGAGTCTACAATCTCCGCATCTGGCCTAACAAGATCAGAATGAGTAAAGAAGCCTCTACCATTATTAAGCAAGGTATCAATTCTCTGAGCTTCTTGCTGCTTATTCATTTCCAATGAAATAATCATAGGACGATAACCAGCAAGCCAAGCATTGACAGCAAATAGACGAGCGACAAAACTCTTACCAACACCAGTCCACCCAAGCAGGATCACAAAGTCGCCTGCCTGCCAACCACCAAACTCAGCATCAATGACAGATATACCACTAGGTACACCAACGATACCATGATTTTCACTCTCAGACAGAATCTTTAACTCATCAACTCTATCTTGCCACTCACCAACCAGATCAGTATCTTTTAGATTAGTAACTTCCTTAACCAGCTTATTCGCATTCGACAACAAAAAGTTTAAAGCGGTCTTAGGACCGCCGTTCTTTAGCATCTCATGCGTATTGACAATTAATTCTCTTGTCTGAGCAGACATAGACTCTTGTCGTGCCTGATCAATATAATAAGCCAGAGGTTCAGTCGTGGTCAGATACTCAAAGTCTGGAAAGTGTGACTTAATCTCAGACTTTGCGGGTGTCTTGTTATGCTTGTCATAGTGGCCAGAAATAAAAGACCAAATATCTTTATAGTTTAAAAATACTTGGCCTACATTCTCGCTCTGACATGACACATAGTCACCTGAATCTAACACTGCATTTAGTAATTTAACTTCATAATTCACTTTCGTTGATCCATTCTCTCTTTTGTCTTCTCAACAATCGAACGAAACTTTTCTCGTGACTCCCTTTCCGAAATCGCTTTCTGAATTATCGATGGAACTTCCATCGCATAACTAAACATCAAAATAGGACTAGTAGCCTTATTTACGTATACCTGAGCGCACTCTGACAGGTCATCAAATCTATAAGCATCTAGCAAGCTATCAGCAATAGCCTCTTCTCTGCCTATATCTGGAAGGAAGAACTTACCCTTCTCGCTGGACAACTGTCTCAATAACTTTATCAGGTCCGCACCAGTTTGATTCTGAGACATCACTTACCCTTTCCCAAACGCACATCAACATATCCAATCTTGACATTCCAGCATAAACACCTATCGCCGGCAAATTTGTCAAGTCTTGATCTACATCCATGATAGCGTTTATTATACATGGCACTCTTACTGAGCATTCCGCGCAAACGGCTTTGGCGCTTTCCACTTCAGCACTATCATCACTAGTCCACCAATGAGGGCTCCGATGATCCCTACACAAAGCACGTAATTGCCAATCTTGGAACGCACTATCCTCATCCAGCATTTCCCTTATCAATTTCTGCCAGTTTTGCCTCAAGCTGAGAATCGACTGTTTCCCACAATTGCGTCCACAGACTCTCATCGCTAGGATTGCCAGACAGCTTAGCACCAGCGTCTAAACGCATCGACTCATAATTGCCTAAATTCTTAGTAATGCCAATTGACACCCAAACATGGTTATCTTCGTTGCTCATAATATACCTTTCTTTGCTTTCCTGAGTTTTTCGCTCAGTTCATTACGTGAGTATACACGATTTTTCGGCGGTCTGCCGACTTTCTGAGAATTAAAAAACGACTCTATCTCTCTAACATCATTATAAGTATAATATCTGTAGTCTGTATTGCTGTACCGGAAGCGACTGGCGGTAGGCAGCAGGCCAGAACGTTCATAGTTCCTTATAGTGCCTGCTGTCCTACCAACCATTTTAGCCACTTCTCCTATAATGAATATTCGCTTACGAAAAAGAGCGGAGCCTTTGTATTCGTCAAGATATTCTTCGCCTGTATCAACACGCTTGAATAAAACTTTGCCATCTCTTTTAAGATAACGCATAGCCTTAACGATCACATCGCCCTCTAAGTAGAAGCCCTTTACTTGGGCATTAATTTTACTAATTAACTTTTCTACGTCGCTCATTTAACATACGCTCATAAACTTTCTTTTTACTTTTTTCCCACTGCTCTATTTGTGGTTCCTGTCTCCACCAGCATGAAAAGCACGACAATTCAATCGTACTCTTAAACCGTGTGCCTTCCGTAACTTTATTACCACAGTTAGGGCATTTTATATGCACCCCGATGCGTGGTGAAGAATTCATCAACTTACCATAGAAGCGTTAGAGGGATCGCCCATCTTGCTAGCAACAATACTCTTAGCAACCGAAATAGCAGCACCCATTGCAGCAACACCAGCAGCCTTAGCCGATGATAGATCGCCAACAGTGAACACAGCTAGAAAAGCCTGCGCTGCGGTCCAAATGGCCCGCTCTAAAATATCTTTATATAAACTCATATTATTATCCTCCTAGTCATCTAGCCAACATGTATATTCAGCCGTCACAATACCCTTTTCGGGATGCACAAACTGTAAGTGCTGCGACGGTCTGCCTACTGAGGCTAGCGTTTCAATAGCATATTCATTAGTAGACTCAGGACTACCTGAGATTCTACATTGGACTGTATTGAACGTCATCTTGGTTGGTGTATGCCAATGTCCAAGCATAACATCTTTAAAGTCCTCTGTGATAGCCCCAACTTTCCACCCAAATATCTTTTTTTGAAATGGGTAGAAGGATGAGAAACTTCTAAACTGATCACCATGACACAGCAAGCAACTATACTCACCGATTCTATCGATAGCATACCAGTTCCCTTCCCCTCGTCCATCAGGAATGTCGAAAGTGATCCTTTCTTCATTCTTGTAAACAAGGTCCATAATCCTGTAAAGCATTCTATCTGCATTAGTTTCAGGATCATGATCTTTTCTCTGCCTACCGCCAATGGCGCCATGATTGCCGATAACGGCAGTGACAGAAACATTCCTAAAATTAGCCAACATCTTATCAAAGAATGATGTCATAATTCTAGGTCCATCAATAGTGACCTGACGATACAAGCCTCCATCAATAAGAAAACTCTGACCGGGGAAAATTAACTCTCCCTCAACAATATCACCAAGCACCCAAACGTGAATATCCTTCACAGGATGATCTGCTCTTTGAATCTCAGTCAAAGAAACAACTTTATCAGCATACTTGTCAATTCTCTCTTCACAAGTGGAAGAGTCATAATCAGGTGTAACCTTAGCCAATTGCCAGTCAGACAAAACAGCTACAGCTACCTCTTCACCTTTAGTTCGCCTATCATTTACAGGCGAAGGCGTTGATGGCACCTGATACTTATCTACCTGATCCGTAACTGCACGGTATACCGCAGCAGACAGATCGTCCTTTTTAGTTTTAATCTTCTCATACTCTTGCACAAGCTTAGTATAAGCAAGTTTTAATTCTACTTCATTTTCAACTTGCAAGTCATCCATAGGGTTATTAGGAACACCAAAATCGTTTGATTCACGCCGATGGCTACAAACTATGTTATATTCCTGTTCCTTTCTACATCGCGGATCTGCATATTTTTGATTATGACTATTAGGTGTGAACATAATCCCACACCCTTCGCCTTCACATTGTTGCATTTCGCCTCCTGTATCGGGTTCATTCATAGTATCACTCCGTCAAGTTGTCATTCGGCATTTCAGGGATTTTTTTAGATTTTCCTTTAAAGCCCGCTGGACGCTTGCCTTTCATTTTTTTTCGCATGTGATCTTTATGTTCCATAGTATGTGTATGTCCTTCACGATGAATACTGCTATGTTCAGAAGCTGTAGTTAAATATAAGTTAGAAACTCTGTTATCTTCTTTTACCTCATTGATGTGATGGCATGATTCCCAAGGCTCGAGATAACGGCCTATAGCGTGCTCAATAACAAGACGATGCTCGTAAACATACCCATGAACCTCGAAAGGGTGATCAGGCACCCTTACCCTAACATATCCTTTATCATCAAAGTATTTGCCACCATGCCAGTTGCTATTGCCTTTCCCCTGTCGCGCATCGTTACCCCATTTCAAGTCTTTACGACGAGAAACTAGAGTTCTACGTTGAAGATCCGACATCTTCCACCATGAGCTGAAGGGGAAGTTCCGTTCCCGCTGCAACAGCATAAGCCGCAGATCCGCTTCTACCAGACTGTGTAATCGTAGCTTTAAACTCATGTGGAGTTGTGCTACCTGCACCAGTATCAATTACAGTACTATACACACCGCCTCCCATAGATCCGGCAGCGGTGCTGTTTGTTCTCATAATTTCAAATGTGCCCAAAGTCGTATCAGTGGATGACACAGTTTTGACAAGCTTGATCGTAAACTTACTGTCAGCATGATCCGCCGTTAATATAATATGAGGCAAAATCAATGATATCTTATACCATCTGGTGGCCTCTAAAGTAATACGCTGATCTGTACTACCACTTCCAGAAGCGCTATTCAAGATAGCAATCGTATAAGCGGAAGTTGTTAAACCAGTATGTAAAACAGTATTGACTATACTGTCAATCTGAGCCCTATGCTGGTTCAGAACCAGGACCCCTTTGGCATACTTATCCGTCGCAGACTTGACCTGAGCAATGTTTGTTGACATTTGCTGCAATCTACCTGCAGTTATAGGAGTCCCTAAGGACCAGCTTATCGCGTCGTAGTTATTGTAATCCGGCATTGTACCTCCATTATATCACTTCTAGGCTTCCAAAGCAGCCAATCTGGCCTCTGCAGCATCTAATTTTGTTGACAAATCATTGATTAAACTTGATAGTTCTTGTAGTGCTGCAACGGCATCAGCCAGAATCGCTTGGTCGCTGTACATATGCGGTTCT